TTGGTTCTATGTTCCCACAAAAAGAAATGGGTGGCGGTTCAGGTTTGAAGTACGCCGCTTCATCAATCATCTACTTAGGTAAACGAAAAGAAAAAGACGGTACTGAAGTAGTTGGTAATATTATACATTGTAAAAATTATAAAAGTAGATTAACAAAAGAAAATGCTCAAATAGATGTCAAACTAACTTATAAAAAAGGACTTGATAAGTATTACGGTCTGTTAGAACTAGGCGAAGAAGCTGGTATCTTTAAAAAGGTATCAACTAGATTTGAAATGCCAGATGGTTCTAAAGTATTTGGTAAAAACATCAATGATGAGCCTGAAAAATATTTTACAAAGGAAGTATTAGACAAGATTGATGAGTATGCCAAAAAGAAATTCAGCTACGGATCAGACGAAGAATAAAAAAAGATACGTTTTTGTTCAAAAAGAAGGTGACGATTTTACTTGTATAAAAATCGTTGATGGTAAATTTGAAAACGTTATCTATAAGTACGGCAAAGTTGGATTTGCTAGAGATGAAAATCCAGATGGAACGTTGCCTATGAAGTTTGATTATGATATAATAAGTAATCCTAATAAGGCAGATATTGATTCACAAGACTTTATAGATTTTATTGGCGATATATTAATGGAACAACTAGAGAAACAAGTAACAGATGGCACCGTTGTCTTTGACAAATAACGAGAGAATAGAAATAACTATTTTAAGAAACTTCTTTTATAATGAGGAGTTTACAAGAAAGGCTTTACCTTTTGTAAAACCTGACTACTTTACAAATAGAATAGAAAAACTATTGTACGAAGAAATAGATAAGTTTGTACAAGAATATAAAAACCTCCCTACAAAAGAAACCATTTTAATTGAGTTTGGCCGTAGAAAAGATTTAAACGAAGAAGAACTAAAATTAATTAAAGAACTTGTTATTAGTTTTACAGATGAGAAATCTGACTTACAATGGTTATTAGATACAACTGAAAAATTTTGTAAAGACAGAGCAGTACACAATGCTGTGTTATCTGGTATTAAGATACTAGATGGCAAAGATAAACAAAGACAGCCAGAGGCAATACCAAGTATATTAAGTGAGGCATTGGCCGTTAGTTTTGACAATCATATCGGACACGATTATATTGGTGACGCTGAAAGTAGATTTGATTGGTACCATACAAAAGAAAAAAGATATCCTTTTGACTTATCTTTCTTTAACAAGATTACAAAAGGCGGTGTACCAAGTAAAACTTTAAATATCGCATTGGCTGGTACAGGTGTTGGTAAATCTTTGTTTATGTGTCACCTAGCTTCTAACTTCTTAACACAAGGTCAAAATGTATTATACATAACTTTAGAAATGGCTGAAGAAAGAATTGCTGAAAGAATTGACGCCAATTTAATGGATGTTACAATGGATGATTTACACGATATGCCTAAACAATTATATGATAATAAAATGGCCAAGTTAAGAAGTAAAACAACAGGTCAATTAATCATTAAAGAATATCCAACAGCGTCTGCTCATAGTGGTCATTTTAGAGCATTAATTAATGAACTATCACTAAAGAAAAGTTTTAAACCAGATATTGTATTTGTAGATTATTTAAATATATGTGCTAGTAGTAGATTTAAAGGTGGTAATATATCTTCTTATTTTTATATTAAGGCAATTGCTGAAGAATTAAGAGGCTTAGCAGTTGAGTTTAATTTACCAATTTTTTCTGCTACACAAACAACTAGAACTGGTTATGTAAGTACAGATATTGGTTTAGAAGATACTTCAGAAAGTTTTGGTTTACCAGCGACAGCTGACTTTATGTTTGCGTTAATGTCTAATGAAGAATTAGAATCATTAGGACAAATGAAAGTAAAACAATTAAAGAATCGATATAATGACCCTAGTATGAATAGAGCATTTATAGTGGGTGTTGATAGAAGTAAAATGAGATTATATGATGTGGAAAATACAGCACAAAATATAGTAGATAGTAACCAAACAAAAGAAAAAGAAAATTATCCTACACCCGAACAGGCTTATGATAAGTTTTCTGATTTTAAAGTATAGGAGATAGAATGGCAAAATTTGTAGTATTTACAAATGCGAACCCACCTTTTGAGGGTAGAGATATTGTTATCAATGTGGATAACATAGTCACAATATATAAAGACTTAACAGCAAAAGATAAGGTTGCTCTTTGGTCAAAAGAAAACTTTTGGCACATAGAAGAAGACTTTAATACTGTTATGGAAAAAATAGGACTTGAACATAGAGAAAAAGTCGAAGAAAAGGAGTTAAACTAATGATACAAGGTAGTTTGTTTACAATACCAATGTGGTCTTTACCCACATTAAATTTTTCTAATAAAAAGAAACAATTAGAAAAATTAGTAAAGGGCTTTCCAGAGAAAAGACACGGAATGCAAACTTTCGCAACAAATAGACAAAGTGATAGAAGTGGTTTTGCTGAAGCCTTTGCTAATATTTGTGGTGAAGAATTAAATATGTTATCACAAAGATTAAAAAAAGATATTCAAATTGAAGATATATGGTCAGTATCATATAAAAGAGGAGAATATCATACACCACACGATCACGGTTCAGTTGGTTTATCAGGTATTTTATATTTAAATATGGATAAAAAGTCACCTGTAACACAATATATTCAACCGTGGAACGATTGGTATTCAGATAGAACAATTTATTATCCTTTACCAGTTGTTGAGGGTACAATAGTAGTTGTTCCTAAATTTGTTAGACACTTTACAGAACCAAGTACATCAACAAAAATAAAAAGAATAATTAGTTGGGATATGAAAATATCATAATGTCTAAAAAGAAAATACAAAAGGTCAAATTTCATAAAGGTGATAGAAGGCCAAACAATCTACAACCTAATCTTTCTTATGTAAAGAAAATGAAAAAGCATAAGAAAGATATAATATGGGAAGTTATAGAAAAGCCTACAAATAACGTAATAGCTCAATTCTTTTTTGAAGAGGACGCCTTTAAAATGATGAAGTTTCAGAATAAAAACAAGGTGTGGGAGCCTAACGGAGGCATACCAAAATTCTTATGGACAAGAGTTTAGTATTATAAATATAAGTAAACAGTTGATTTATATGGAACAAGTGATTATAGTTATGGGAAAAATGAGAGAGAAATGTTTAGTTTTAAAGGATTTTTTACAAAGGAAAAGAACACACATTTAGAACACGTTGAGGACGATATAATAAATCGTGGCTCAAAAGGTGGCGAAAATGCTATTAACTTCCTAAAGTCTATCAGAAATATGCTTGCTGGCTCGTCTGGCAAGAAAGTCAATATGTCCGTCAAATGGGACGGAGCTCCTGCTATAATCTGTGGTATTAATCCTGAAAATGGCCAATTCTTTGTTGGTACAAAATCAGTATTTAATGTTACACCTAAAATCAATTACACCTCATCTGATATAAGAAGAAATCATAGTGGCGAATTAGCTAACAAACTAAACATAGCATTAAGAGAACTTAAAAAATTAAACATCTCTGGTATCTTACAAGGAGATTTTCTCTTTTCAAAATCAGACTTAAAAGCGGCTACAATAGACGGTGAAAATATGATTACTTTTACACCTAACACTATTACATATGCCGTTCCTGTTGACTCAGACATTGGTAAAAAAATTAATAGAGCGAGAATGGGTATTGTATTTCATACATCTTATTCTGGTAAAACAATGAAAAGTTTAACAGCTGGTTTTGGTACCGTATCAGGCAAATCTGGAATATCTTCCGTATTCCTAGCTGACGCTGCTTACAAAGACGTAAGCGGCTCAGCTAAATTAACATCATCTGAACTATCACAATTTGATGCTAGAATTAGAATGGCTGAAGGCTCACTTATAAAAGCAGGACCTATGTTAGATGAAATGGCCAAATCTTCGTCTGATGCATTATCTGTAGGTTTTAGATTAAAGGCATTCTTTAATCATTTTATCCGAAACACACAAGGTAATATGGCTAAAGTAAAAACACTTGTTGATATGTTTAGAGAATATTATCAATCAATATTACAAGCAGAAATAAACGCTAAAAAAACAGATAGTGCTAAACAAAAGTATAGAGATATATTAAATACGAATTTAAGATTTATAGATAGAAACAAACAGGCATTATATTTTGCAATTGCTTCACACGTTACATTACAAAATGCCAAAAATTATTTGGTAGGAAAATTAAGTGAAATACAAAGTATTGGACATTTTTTAAGAACACCAAATGGTTACAAAGTAACAGCACCAGAAGGATTTGTGGCCGTTGATAGAGTGGCTGGTGCTGTCAAGTTAGTTGATAGATTAGAATTTAGTAGAGCCAATTTTACGGCTGAGCGGGACTGGGTTAAAGGATAATGGCAGTTGGATATATTACAGATCAGAATTTTCAAATAGCAAGAGGCCTTATTAGAGGTGCCTCACATATAAACAAATTTGGATATAATTCAAGTGTAGGCACTAATTTTGAAACCGTGTGGGACGGTTCAAATTTATATACTTACATTGGTACAGCAGGCACAGCATTAGTTACTTCTTCAAATACAAGTGATGATAATAATGGTACAGTTGAGATACAAGGTTTGGATGCTAACTATAATGTTCAAACGGTCACAGCTACAATAGGTGGTAGTGCTACAACAGAAACATTTATTAGAGTGTTTAGAGTTAAAATGTTAACAGCAAATACTGGTACGAGTAATGTTGGTACAATAA